AGGTATTCCTGGATTTGTAAATGTTCCAATGTTTGGACATGTTTTTATTGGAAGACCAGAAACATATGGGTGGTCAACAACTGACTCTGATTTGCATCAGTTAGCAGTTGATGTAGTAAGAGAAATATTACATGAAAATAATTTTATTTCAAAGCAATATTATATTTTAAGATTAGCAGCAAATTGTGTTTTACCAAATGAGGGTCTCCAATTTTCAGAACCACATATAGATCATACTTTTCCACATTTTAACTTTATTGTTTATCTTACAAGCTCTGGCGGTAATACTATTGTAGAGGAAGATACACATGAACCAATAGAAGACCAACCAATTATATTCACAGGGTGGCATTATATGCAATTACCTAAAAAAGAAAGGAGGATTGTTTTAGTTGCGACTATATTTCCATTAGATGAAGAAAACTTAAATTCTTTAGGAATCCCTTATTTAAATCCCTCTTATTGACTTAATATATTTTATTTGCTATAATAACTTTATTATGACTAAATCAACTTTCGCTAAAACTAAAGCACAAATCAAATCTTATCAATATTATTTGTTTTGGGGTGCTTGTACATTTGCAGTAATGGCAGGACAAATATTTGTTGGTGCAGGATATCAATCTATGTCTAACTCGGTAAAAGACCTTACTGAATTAATTGAAATAAAAATGGAATGGGATGAATTAAACAGAGGTAGAAATAGATCACCCTATATGCCGATGAGTGATTAATGTCTCTTAAATCTTTTAAAACACCACTTCGTTATCCTGGTGGTAAGTCTCGTGCTTGCAAAAAGATGGAACCATTTTTTCCAGACTTAAGAGATTATGATGTATACTATGAACCATTTTTAGGTGGTGGTAGTGTAGCATTACATATTACAAAAAAATATCCTAAACTTAAAATTGTTGTAAATGATTTATATGAACCATTATATAACTTCTGGTTAAGGTTACAAGTTGATGGTGACTATGTTCATAGCCAATTACAACAACTAAAATCAAGATATCCTGACCGTGGTTCAGCAAGAGGATTATTTGAGGATGCAAAGGAAAAATTATATGACTTAAATGTATCAGATAAAGATCGTCAAGTTTGTTTTTATAATATAAACAAATGTTCTTTTAGTGGTCTTACTGAGTCTTCATCATTTTCTGCACAGGCAAGTGATGCAAACTTCTCAATGAGGGGTATTGATAAGTTACCAGTTTACAGCAAGTTAATTAGAAATTGGTACATTACAAATGTTGACTATAAAGTTTTGTTAGGAGATAAAGAAAAAACTTTTGTATACCTTGATCCACCATACGATATCAAGGATAATTTGTATGGTAAGAAGGGTTCTATGCACAAAAAATTTGACCACGATGACTTTGCAAAAAATTGTGAAATATATAATTCAGAGATGCTTATAAGTTACAATTCAGACCAATTAGTTAAAGATAGATTTAAAGATTGGAATTGTGCTGAATTTGATTTAACATATACAATGCGTTCAGTAGGAGAGTATATGAGAAATCAAAAAACAAGAAAAGAATTACTTCTCTTCAATTATAATATAGGAGTATTTTAATGGACGAAAGACCATCAGACATGTATCAGGACATGAAGAAACTTAATATGCTCTACGAAGAGATGTGTTGGGATAACGATGATATCATCGAATTTTATCCTGACTATGATAGTAATACAATTATAATTCGTAATAAAACTATGGATGAGGAGATGATTAGCGGATAGTATGTCAGAATTTATTAAACGTCATATCGGACCTTCAGAATCAGAGCAACGCAAAATGCTTGCTGATTTAGGTCTATCTACCATTGATGAATTGGTAAGAGAAATCGTTCCTGATTCAATCTTACTTCGTGGTGATAGTAAATTACCAGAGGGTTGTAGTGAGCAACAGGCACTTACAGAATTAAAAGATATTGCTTCACATAATATCGTTAAAAGAAGTTTAATTGGTCAAGGATATTATGGAACGATTACACCACCAGTAATACAAAGAAATGTATTTGAAAATCCTGCTTGGTATACATCTTACACACCATATCAGGCAGAGATATCACAGGGTAGATTAGAAGCATTATTTAATTACCAAACATTAATCACAGAACTTACTGGATTACCAGTTTCTAATGCATCATTATTAGATGAAGGAACTGCAGCTGCAGAAGCAATGCTACTTGCACATAGTCAAAGTAAGAAAAAAGATTTTATAGTTGACAATAAAATATTTCCACAAACATTAGAGGTTTTACTTACAAGAGCAGAACCATTAGGTATCAATATAGTCAGAGTTGATTTAGATGAACTTGTTGATTTAGAATCACTAGAAAATGCGTTTGGTCTTATAATTCAATATCCAAATAATCATGGAGCATTAAAATATCATGATGGATTTTTAAGATGTGCTGAAGCTTATAAATGTATGAAGATTGCAGTTGTAGATCCGATGTGTCAGGTATTAATGAAACCTGTAGGTGAAATGGGATTTGATATTGCAGTTGGTAGTATGCAGAGATTTGGAATACCTATGGGTTTTGGAGGACCTCACGCAGCGTTTTTTGCAATAAGTGACAAATATAAACGTAAGATTCCTGGACGTATTGTAGGGCAGTCGGTAGATAGTCAAGGTAATAAAGCATTACGATTAGCACTACAGACAAGGGAACAACACATAAGACGAGACAAAGCAACATCCAATATATGCACTGCTCAAGCACTCCTCGCAAATATGGCAGGTTTTTATGCTGCTTACCACGGTGCGGAAGGTCTGAAAAAAATAGCAACCAGAGTATTAAGATATAGACAAACGTTATTATTAGCATTGAAATGGTGTGGTCTCGAAGTTGATGAATCAGAAGGATTTGATACTGTAAGATTTAAGGGTAAAAAAACTATACAAGATTTTAATGTTCGTTATGAAGATGGTTGGACTATTTTATCATTAGATGAACTTACAACCTTAGAAGAAATATTATTAATTGTTCATTCACAATATGATGATATTCCTTTTAAGATTACTGATATTAGTAAAAAGTATGAATGGCTTTCTACACCAATGAGAAAGAAACCTTGGTTGCAACAAGAGGTATTTACTAAGTATCAAAGTGAAACTAATATGATGAGATACATTAATGAATTAGTATCTAAAGATTTTTCACTTGTAAACGGTATGATGCCACTTGGAAGTTGCACAATGAAACTTAATGCAACATCAGAGTTGATGCCAGTAAGTTGGAATGAGTTTGCAAATATGCATCCATTTGTGCCAGATGACCAAACACTTGGATATCAGAAAATTATATTTGATTTGCAAGAATGGTTGTGTGATATTACAGGATTTGCTGACATATCATTACAACCAAATGCAGGTTCACAGGGTGAGTATGCAGGTCTTCTTGCAATACAAGAATACCATAAAGGTCGTGGTGATCACAATAGAAATGTATGTTTAATACCTACAAGTGCACACGGAACAAATCCTGCAAGTGCAGTTATGGCAGGTATGAAGATAGTTCCTGTCAATTGTGATGAAGATGTAAATATTGATATTAAAGATTTAGAAAAGAAAGCGATTATGAATACATTTGAACTATCATGTATTATGATTACATATCCATCTACTCATGGTGTATTTGAACCAACTATCAAAGATATATGTAGAATTGTTCATGAGAATGGTGGGCAGGTATATCTTGATGGTGCAAATATGAATGCACAGGTAGGACTTGCAAAACCTGGTAACTATGGTGCAGATGTATGTCATCTTAATTTACATAAGACATTCTGTATTCCTCATGGTGGTGGAGGTCCTGGTGTAGGACCGATTGGAGTCGCAGCACATCTTACACCATTTATGAATCAAAGAGTATCAGCAACAGAATATGGAAGTGCATCTATACTACCAATTAGTTGGATGTATATTCGTATGATGGGTGGTGATGGATTGAGAAAGGCAAGTGAAGTTTCTTTATTATCTGCAAACTGGTTAGCATATAAAATTGATCCATATTTTAAAGTATTATATAAAGGTAATAAAATTTGGTCTTCATTTCCTAATACT